GATGAATGGATACTCCACTTCGCTTAATTACCAGCCCGAGATCCTCGCCAAGATCAATTTTTTGATTGCAGAAATCAAGCGTATTCGCGAGGAGCTGGAAGCCCTCAAACTCGTCGTCGTCCTTCCACCTCGTCCATCCTCTCCCTTGCGTCGCCACGAAACATATGCGTCAATGGAACAAAATTAAAGTGTTCGGTAATTAACAAACAGAATGCCGAAGGATAATTACAACATCGATTACAAGCTGGTTCGTATGATGGCGGAGGTGTTCTATGACGAAACGGAAGATTGCGAGAAGGCAGCGGTGCTTGTGAATACGAGCGTCGGCGATACGCAGAATGCACACCGCCTTATCCTCAACGACCACGTCTGGCGTCTTCAAGATAAGATTGGGAAACTCTGGCTCTACGTATCGGGCTCTGCGGACTTTGAGCCGATTATTCGCGACCAGATGAATAAGGATAAGGATGAGATGGATCGTAAGGCGATCGAGGAAAGGGAGGCGAAAAGGGCGGAAAATGTTGTTGTCCCAACTATAAATGAGCAGTCCGCTTGAACCCACTGCCGTCCCAGTTTCAACACCGCCAGCAGATCGCACGGCTCTTTATCACGCAGCGGTGGATGAAGTCATCTCACTGCTGATTGATCGTATTAAGAAGATCTCTGTTGCACAAGTGGAAGCGGAGGTCAAGAAGATTGATGTGGTTTCGGTTAAGCGGTGTTGCCCTCTATGGTGGGGACATTGACCGACTGACCTACCTCATCATCGCCCGAACCCTTCATATACTTCTTCTGCTCTTCAACAGAATGACCCATCGCATTGGCGTCCTTCTCCATCTCCTTGATGTCGTATTTCGTGGATAAGAAAATATGGCGGAGCATTGAGCTACCGACCTTCTTACCAAACACCTTATTGAGGATTCGTGTAATCGCATTTTGAGCGACAATCGGCGAGCCATCATACGACACCAAGAAGTTGTGGGACGCCTCCTTCTTCTGCGGATTGAACTTCAAGTAGAGCTTAATGATCTCGGCAAGCGTCGGGGGAATATCGAGTGTCTGCTGACCATACTTCTTTGCCGTCTTGTAGATGTTGAAGACGAACTTGGTCGGCTTACCACGAGCCAGAACAAGATAGTTGTGATCTGCATCCGTCGGCATCTTCTTGACCACCATCATATCCAGATAATCTTGGTTGCGTCGGGGCTGGGTTTCAGTATAGAGTGCAAGAATAGTATAATGGAGCAGTGTCTCAAACTCTTGCTCGGTCAGCGAACGCTTCTTGCTGAAACCAGCGACGGCTTGTCCAAGAGCGTCGCCCTTGCTCTTGACGTCCTCCCAACTTATCCAGTTCTCCTTCTGCTTTTCGGTCTTGTTGCTGCTCTCGGCACCAGCGTCTTTCATCTCCTTTGCCTTTCCCATCATCTTCTCGTAGTAGAACTCATATACCTTCTTGTATGCTGCCTTCTCCTTGAATAGTGAGAGCACCGAGACGATAGAGGAGTAGATCAGCTTGATGGTGTTGTCGGCATAGTCCTTGACCAGCTCGGCAATATCATCGGTCTTCTTCAAGAACGAGAGGTTCTTGAACGGCTGCTTCCCGTTGAGCAGATACATTGCACGGATGTAAGCGTTCGCCGTAGAATCCGCAACACCCTTCTTCTCCTTCAACTCCTTCGCGAGGTTCAGCATAAACTCATTCACTTTCACAGACGCCATTTGTTCTTTACAACCCTACTTTATTTCTGCAAGATTACGCAACGGCTCTGGACGGGAAAGGCGGAGATGTTTCGGGTTCTTGGTTTTGTGTCGATTGGAGCGGGACGCCATAATCCAATCTTTACAAACCTCGCAGTAAGAATAAGCCCACGAACGTCCATTCCCATTCTTGCTGATCTTCCACTTGATTTCAATCTCCATTATTCTTCTCGGTGAAGAATGTGAAACCCCCAGTTCTTTACGGAACCGCAACGAACTGGGGATGTCGTCCAATGGTTAAGACGCGGGACTTTGAATCCCTAAATCGTGGTTCGATTCCACGCATCCCTATACGATAGAACGTAAAGAAACTAATACTCACTATGGATAATGTATGCAGCCAAAGGAAAAGGCTATCTAGACAAGCAGTATCAAGCCGAGAAGAAGATGGCTTACATCCGCACTCCGCCCGAACTCTGGGAACAGCTCAACAACGAGTTCCACTTCACGCTGGATACTTGTGCTAGTGATATCAATCACCTCTGCGATAAATACTACACGAAGGAGACAGACGGACTGAAACAAGACTGGACGGGTGAAGTTGCATACGTTCATCCTATATACGATATATACATTCCCAAGTGGGTGGAGAAGTGTGCGAAGGAGCGGTGCGTCTCTGTTCTACTGATCCCAGCCTCTACGCATACCAAATACTTCCACGATCTCATCTGGAACAAGCCGAATGTAGAGATACGTTTCCTACGAAACCCACGTAAGGACGGGAAGAGCGGGTGGTATATGGCGACAGACGAAGGAGAGGTCTCGTCCAGCGTGGGCTACATCCGTCCGCTTATGGTTGTAATCTTCCGCAATGTATAATAATGATCCGTCGTTGTGTCCAAGACCTTTCTATACTCGGCACGGATCTCCAAGTCGCCATCAACACCAAGAACTATCAATCCACCCGACGTATCTTCTTTGAGATCGTCCGTATCGTCCTTCCTCACCTCCGTCCGCCGTTCCTCATAGGTAAAAAAGTAATCACTAGAATGTAATGAAGGTCGTCTCTCTCTTCGATGGAATTAGTTGTTTGCGTGTTGCACTGGGAGATCGCGAAGTAGAATATCACGCAAGTGAGATTGATCCTAACGCCATCAAGGTTTCAAAAGCCAACTATCCCGACATCAAACATCTGGGTGATGTTCGCACGGTAGAGATGATCGAAGACGTAGATCTGCTGTGTGGCGGGTCGCCTTGCACCGATCTATCGGTGGCGAAGAAGGATCGTAAGGGATTGGAGGGACAGCATAGTTCGCTGTTCTATGAATATCTCCGTGTCCTTCGTCTCATCAAGCCCAAATGGTTCATCTTGGAGAACGTGAATTCAATGCCGAAGAAAGATCGAGATATCATCACGGAGGAGATGGGAGTAGAACCGATAATGATCGATGCCTCGCTGGTTTCTGCCCAGTCCCGCAAACGTCTCTTTTGGACGAACATTCCAGTCGTGGGTCTGCCCACTGATCGCAAGATAGTCTTGAAGGATATACTCCAACCCGATGCCGACATAGACGAGAAGATGTTCTTGAAGAGCAAGGTGAATCCAACGGATAAGAAGAACGGCACGACGCTGTTGAAAGTAGGACACATAGGCAACTCTAACGGACAAGGAAGTCGAGTGTATTCTCCCGAAGGAAAGAGCGTGACCTTATCTGCAAACGGAGGAGGTGGAGGAGCGAAGACTGGTCTGTATCAAGTCAAGAGCGGACGAGACATAGGACGCAGACTGAATGCCGATGGGCATCGTGCGGATGAGGATAAGACCATTCCAATCCAACGTCGTGTTGAAATGAGGGAAGATGATAAGAGCGGAACCATAACGTCGGTAAGCAAAGATACGCTCGTAGTCGCTGATAAGATCCGTAAGCTCACGCCGATCGAGTGTGAGCGTCTCCAATCCTTACCCGACGGCTATACGAAGGGAATAAGCACTACCCAGCGGTATAGGTGTCTTGGAAATGCCTTCAACGTAGAGGTAATCAAGCATATTTTATCGTTTATACCCAAATAAAAGATGATTACCGACGCAATATGGTTAAAAAACGGGATAAATATGCATATTTATCCCGTTTTTTATATAGGGTTTCGGTGTAATCATCTATTTTTCTCTAATCCTTACCCTTGAACGCAGTTATCCACACATCCAGCGTGTATAAGCAGTTTGATTGACCCGCTCTCTCCTCATCTTTGGTTCCTTCCGTCTTCTCCTTAATCTTTATGGTGTAGGATACATATACCTCACGGCTGACGAGCATACAACACACCGCTTCCATCGTCACATATGCATCGCCGATATGAATATTTCCCAACCTTAACGCTACTACTCCCCACTCGGGTGATGTGTTGATTTCCTCCAATATATCGTTTGCTATGTCTATTACACTTGATTCTCGTCGTTTCTTCACACTGTCGGCAAACGTATCCATCTCGATATTATACTCGTCCTTGCTGATCTTTGAAATTGAAGGAGTGTTCGTGATTCCCATCTTTACCAGTTTGTTAGGTTAAGTTTTTCTTGACCCATCAAGATCCGTTTTTGCCGATTTATCCTCTGTATTAAGTTCATCCATCTATTTCTGTGGGTATAGATAAAGGATGCCGTTTAAGCTCCGCAAGGCACCGAAGCGTGATCTCTACTGGGTTGTTGGTCCCGATGGTAAGCATCACAGCAAAGACCCATTGCCGAAGGCACGTGCCGAAGCACAGATGAAGGCATTGTATTCAGCGATGAGGCGTGAGGAGAAGGCGGTTGTGCCGAATGCAAAGGAAGAGAAGGCAATTGAGAAGAAGATGGAAGGTGGTATCCGTCATAGCGATCAATTATGGGATCGTGTGTTCGATATTCTTCAAGATTACATTATAAATCATAATGGCGATCCCACACTGATGATTGAAGCAGATGAAACCGAGACCGTAGATGATCTCGTTGCATACCTTCGTAGTGTCCTCCCTCATCCGTTCGTCCAGCGAATCGATACCTTACTGCGTGATGCAGAAGAAAAGGAAGGGGAAGAACGGAAGATGAGTGCTGGTAGTAGGAACCCCAGTGCTGCGTTTCGATTACTACTTTCCACAAATCAAGCTCCTCAACGCCAACAAGCTCCACCACCACCACCACCAGCCCCAGCCCCAGCCCCAGCCCCAGCACCAGCACCAGCACCAGCAATGTGGCTGACTCATATACCGATTCCCGATACACCAGAAGGCAGCACTCGTTTCGCACGAGCAAGGGCACAACGAAGCGGACGCGGTAATGTTCATTCGCTTCACGGAGCTGGTCCTCTGCCCGAACTCACTATTCTTCAACAGATCGCAAAGGCAGCGTATTCTACCTCACCACCACACGAGATCGGTCCATTCGTGCTCCGTAGTTATACACCCACCTTGAAGTTCTATGTTCTTACCGATCCCGAAGATGCACGGCATATAGACACGGTTATCGTAGGCATTCGTGGAACGAACACGAGCGACAAGCAAGATTTATGGGCGGACACCCAACTGGCTCTCGGGAAACTAGAAGCGACTCCTCGCTGGACGAAGGATCTTGCCGACTTCAATTCGTTTATGTCCCGTATCCGCAATCCCAATGATGTAGATGTGTATGGCGTAGGACACTCGCTCGGTGGAGCTATCTTGGATATGTTTTTGAAAGCTGGTCTCATCGAGAAGGGTGTATCTTACAATCCCGCAATCTCACTCGGCGATGCACAGAAAGATATTCCTAACCGCCGTATTTATCAAGAGGGCGACCCTCTCCTTGCGATTATGGGTCGTAATGCAAAGAACGTCGAGATTCGTCCGCCGAAGAAGAAGGAAAAGAGTGTAGGGCGTAAAATTGCGGATGTAGCGTCTTACTTTATTCCGTATGTTGGTGTCGTTACGAAAGGAATGGATACGTTGGACGCTCACGCTCTTGATAATTTCATTGGTGGAACACATCGTATTAATGTGATCAAGAAACTAGGTCTTGCCGACGAAGGACATTCTCTTACTGAACTCGCAAAGGCAAGTGGTATTCCTCGCAAGACTCTCCAAGAAGTTTATAATCGGGGTATTGGAGCTTACACTACGAACCCGTCATCTGTGCGTATGAAGGGAACGTTCAAGAAAGGTGTGAATGCACCGATGTCCAAGAAACTCTCAAAGGAGCAGTGGGCTATGGCTCGGGTGTATTCGTTCATCGACGGAAACCCCAAGCACGACACCGATCTGCGTGGAATGGGCAAGGACGATTTTGATTTCCCACACTTCAAGATTGGAAAGAGGAATGTTGAAATGAGAGGTCCTCAAACAGTTGCTATGATGAACCAGCAGAGGCGTGAGAAAGCAGAAGCCGAGCGTCGTGCTCGTGAAGAAGCCGAGCGTCGTGCTCGTGAAGAAGCCGAGCGTTGTGCCCGTGAGCGACAGACGGATATGAGTGATGAGGATCGCGAACGCGAACGCCGTCGTGCAGAGTCTCGTCGTAAAGTGAGTGGATTTGGAACTGGTCCAAGCAAACCCAAAGAAGTAGGGATACGTGGTGGAACGGCGATTGCTATGCCCCTAGCTCTAAAAGATGCGTGGGACGACTTCAAGAAACACTGGGATGACTATGATATTGTGAATTATGATGAGTTCTATGGCGAGATGAAGCACATATTCCGTGATATCGGCAAACTCACTGAACCGAAGGCTACGGCTCTCGTCAAGGTATTCCGTGATCAAGGATGGAGGAAGGGAATGGGAGCAATGGGTAAAATTTGGGAGATGGTTATAGATTGGAAGCCCAAGAGTTTGTATGCTGGTGGTGCGAGTTCCGCCTATCTTCGCCAAGCACGAGCCAAAGCGAAGGCATACGGATTAGATCCCAAGAAACTCAAACTGGCGACCGATGGGAAGCACAAGCTTGATTACGATGGCGTAAAGTTCGGTCTCAAAAACTACAATGATCACCTCCTATGGTCTGCCGAAGAGAAAGCTGGGAAAGTTCCAGCTGGGACGGCGGAGAAGAAGCGGAAGTTGTATCGAGCACGGGCAGAGAAGATAAAGGGTGAATGGAAGGCGGACAAGGTGTCGCCCAACAACCTAGCGATACATATCCTTTGGTAGGCAAATACCCGTAGATAAACCGCATATCATTACAATACAAGTGAAAACTGGGATCAGTGTTCATTTGTATTCTTGTTAAGGTTATATATGCTTGATAAAGTCCTCCGCAGAATGCGAAGGGAGAATACACTAGACTACTTTGACTTTATGGTGAAGATTACAAGTGCATTACATCAGTCGGGCGTCCAGTCCCTTGCGGGTGCGACCGAGCTTGTGAGCACCACCGCTGGACGAACCCTCGCCACCGCTCATCGCACCGCCGAAGCCGAGCTTCTGCTTGATCATCGGGAGCAGCTCCTCGCCAGCCGCCGATCCCAGCTTGCCCAGCAGTTCCAGAGCGGGTCCCTTGACCTTGCCCAGAATGTTGCCGAGCGACTCCATAAACCCAGCACCGCCGACGTAGCGGTGGAGCTCTTGGGTCGTCGCCGTCGGGGCGAGAGGAGCACTGATGATGTCTTGCTCGCTCAATACACCCTTGATGATACGGCTGCTCCCCCGAATGGACTCGAAGTAGCCAGAGTTCGCCGTGATGACGAAGAGCTGGGGCGTCACATCCACACCAGCGTTGTTATAGACGTTGAGGTTGAATTGGAGCGTGAAGTTACCCACGAGCGAGGGTGCTTGACCCGTTTGTAGGGTAATGTCTTGCGAGGGTTTGAGGACGAGGATAGAGCCGACCAGCGGGACGACACCCTTACCATTGCCCGAGACCGCAGTCCAAGACGGCACGGAACCGCCTTGCGTGACGGCACGAGCACCAGCGTTGTTACCGCCCGTAACGGGGTTCGTGTAGCGAGCAGCCGCACTGGTCGAGACCGCCGCTTGACCGACATACGCTTGACCGCTCCACGTCGCCCAGTCCATATCCAGACCATTCTTGACGGACATCGCGTAGAGCTGCTCGGTCGTCTGGGACGAGAGCAGACCCGAGAAGTTGTCGAAATTGACCGAGAGAGGATTGGCGACGCCGTTCCAGCGGGACGAGATCGGCATATACGAGTCGCCGTAGTTGCCCGCCGTTAGACCATTCTTCACGTAGATGACGAGCAGATCGGGGATCTGGGGCAGTGTGATCGTCTGCGACTGGATCTGGACGGACGCACCAGCGGCAACCGAACCAGCAGAGTAGTTCGTGATGTAGCGGGGGAACTCCATATACGGCACCACCGACTTGGGCGGCAGAGGAACATCCAGCGACGGCGTGAGGAACTGGACATTGACGACCGAACGCTCAAAGCTGCCTTGACCCGCTTGGGGGTTGTAGGCGGTCACAACGGACGCAATACCGCTGACGAGCTCTTGGGTAGAACCAGCAGCGGGAGTTCCAGCGGAGGGAGGAGTGGCGAAACGCATACCCGAGAAACGAGTGAGGCGAGCAGCGGATTGCAAGTTCATAATCAGCTGGATGTTGTTGATGCCGAACAGACCCGTATCCCACTCGTGGATGTCGCTGAACGTAAAGGGCGACAGAACGATCTTCTCCGTGCTCGTGAATTTGATGCAGAAGGTATAGGGACCCAAGCACACACCAGACGAAGAGCCAATGGCGAGGCAAGGCAGACCATTGATGATTTGATAGACACCCGCTACGCCCGTTGTGGGCTGGGCACCCGTGCCGTTGTAGGGAGCACCCGCGAGGTAGTATGCACCCTCCGTCGGGATACCGCCCGTGACGGTCGTAAAGCATACTTGCGGGAACTGACCATTCTGGGGCTCGGCGTAGTCCGTGAGCGACGCATAGCCCGAGAGAGGGCTATTGACGGCACCGAAGCCGTCATCGTAGCACTGATACTTATCCAGCATCGTCGGGCAAGTGCGTTGGAGGCGGTTCTTCTTGTAGTCGCAGAGGCGTAGCACCTCCTTCAAGACATCTTGGGAGTTGATGACGGACGTCGTGTCGTTGATCGTCGCAGTCGTAGTGGAGCAGAGCGAGTTCAGCGGGAAGGCGGGGAGAGCCCAATCGACAGAGGGAACCCAGAGAGGCGTTCCTACTTGACCAGTGGCTCCAACGTAGCCAGTGGAGGCATCCGCAGCCGCCGACGTGAAGGCGACCGTCTGCGTGAGGAAGCACGTAGAAGTCCATTCGATTGCACGATCTACGAACACGTTCTCGCTCGGCACGTAGATGTTGTAGGTGTGCTGGGACGACGTCGCCGAGATGGCGTTGAACGGGGCATTCGTCAGCGAGAGGGCACCCTTCTGGACCGCATAACGAGGGCGGCTCTGGACAATACGAGAATCAAAGACGGCGAGCTTCTCAATGTCGGCACTCATCTTGGTTTATACTTCTATTCACAGAAAGTTTTGGAGGGACTCACCTCAATAAAAGTCGTTATCTCCCTTGTCGGGCAGTTCCTTCTTCTTGAACATTATCTTGAAGGATACGCTGGAAAGATTCGTCATCGTGATGGGGTAGAGCTGGTTGTTGAGGCGGTTCTTCCAATACACTTGGACATCCACTCCGTTGAGAGGCTGGTGCGAGGAAAGGAAATCACTCATACGATACTGGGCAGACGGCACGTAGTAGATGAATGACTTCCAAGAGGCAGCACCCTTGTCCATTGGGAGTGCAAGATCCGTGATCACACGGGTGAAAGCTGCCTTTGCGGTGGCTTGTGAGTTTCCAATGTTGCCTTGACCGATGATGACGGGAGCGGAGTTGGACTCGGGTTTCACGGGCATTAGGGCTGATGCAAACACGATCGAGGAGATGGGCGACCACAGAGTATCCGTAGAAGCTGTCTCTTGCGTGATCGTCCAATAAACCTTCTGCTCTTGGAGGACGGAGAGAGGATTGGAGGCTGGGTTTCCGCTTCCAGAAGGGACGAAGCCCAGCGGAGGCGTTCCGCCGTAAGGTGAGAGGCGGTAATCTTGGACATCTGTGTAGAACTTGTTCGGCACAAGAACTTCATACACATATCCATTGGGAGCAACAATACCAGCATACGGACCATTGACGGGTGAAGACGTGTTCCAGTAGAGGAACGAGAAGTTGGCGAAGAGGTTGAACATATTCGTGTTCATAAACAGCTTGAACTGCGGAGGCGTGAATAGACCGCCTTGTGAGACGGTCGGCGTGAAAGGAGTCAAACGAGCTCCGTATCCATCGCTATCGAACCGAATCGTGAAACGCTGGGACGGACCATCATACGTCATCTGCGGAGGCTGGGCAGTCGCATTCAAGAAATCTTTGAGCGTAGCGTAAGGGAACGCTCCCAGCGTGCCGTTCTGGATCCACGCATCGTAGAAGGCGTAGAAGGTGTCGCAGATCGCACACGTAGATGCAAGACGAGTTCCACTCGCAGCCAGATTGAGGTCATCGGGATTGAAGATTGTGAGATTCACGAGGTTCATCCATCGCTGATAAGTATAGACCCAGTAGTAATCCGTAGAAAGATCTTGGGGCTTTCCAAGTTTCGTGCCGACGAGACGCCAATAGACAGAGTTGTTGTTTGGAACATTGCCCGTCGTGGTTTGAAGAGCCTCGTAGAACGGACCATCATACGTGTTTTGGCTTACAAGTCCGTTGAGAGCCGTCGTCGATACAATCTGTCCCGCCGTATAGGTCGTTCCACCCGCATACGCTCCCTTGAAATTATCGTTGGCGAGAGAGAGAGGCGTAGGAGCCAAAACCTTGTTCTTGTTCTGCGGAGAGTAGATTACGTAGCGAGTAGGAGGCGTGACGGTGAGCGTAACGTTGGATCCAGTGGGAGCTGTTTTGCCGAGTTGAACCCAGTAAGCTGCTGATGATGAATTGATGGCTGGATCGGGAACTTGGAATCCTACTCCCACCACTGCTGGACCACTGGCGGTAATGGCTTGGGCATAATAGGTCTGTTCATCAACCGCACTCTTGTAAGACACATAGTCCCCATCTGCATAGTTGGTAGTGAAAGACCACGCCGTCACGGTCACTGCTCCTCCTACCGAGATCGTCTGCTGGTAAGGAATCGCCACGCCATACGTCGTGAGATTAGGATTGACTTGCCCCGTGCCTTCCCGAATGTTTGGGATGAACAACGGCAGATCCAAGTTGGCTCCGTTCATCGTGAAGCGGACGATGGAGAAGTTATACTTGGAAATGTCTTTTAGAATGGGGTAATCACGAGTCTCGTTGAACACGATGTTCGGGTCTTGAACGGCATCGCCCGTTCCCGTCTGGTCGTCCGTCGTGTTATTCACAATGTCGGCATTGTAATACACGTAGTCGGGATCGGTGTCTGTCCCACCGACATACTGAACAGATGCGATCTGGCGGTTCATTTATACTACTACCCCAGTTTTTCTTCTCATTTACTTCTTCAACTTCATATAGGTGATCCCGCTCACGAAGTCGTCTGGGCAAAGACCCGTCTTGTCTATGATGCTCTTGTATTGCGACAGCGACTTATTGCCGTAAAGAAGACGGACGACGCAATGACGACCGCACGTATTCACATTTCCTCGCTCCTTCTGGAATCCGTGTGTGTTGTAATAGATAGGCAGACCGCTTCGTCGCATAAGGTTGGTGAGGTAAGGCTGGGCTTCATTCATCTGCTCTAACCGACTCTGTGGAACGTTTTCTAGCTGATCTTCTGGCTTGTCGCCATAAGGATCGAAGAACTCCACGCCTCGCGGAGTGCGAAGCATACAACACCAGTGTCCCGTGTGATCATCTTCGGTAAGAAAGAGAATGATACATCGCCCATTGGAATCGAAACACTCGTCCAGCGATCGCTTCTTTGCAAGTTGAGGATACGTCATCAGCGAAACGTTGCCTCCCAACAGCTTGCGAATATCGTCGTCGCTCAAAGGATAATCTCGCACTTCTTCTGCGTCGGTCATTATAAATGACCAAGAATATATGGGGATCGCCGTTCTCTGCCGACCAACGCAAAGCAAAGGAGCAAAAGCAGAAGACCGAACCGAAGGAACCAAAAGAGAAACCCAAAAAGGTGTCTCGTTTGAGTCGTGCAGATGTTCGGTTGATACTCGATTGCCCAGCAGCATCTATCAATGAGAGCGTGATTGCGTGGGTGGAGAGGTGGATGACGCAACTGATTCAAGAGAGGTCATTCCCTCCTCAACTGGTTCGAGCGGGAGCACATCAATACTTACTTGACTTTCTCGGCGAGGGAGCAACAGAGGTGCTGAATGGGATTCGCCGAGAGTATTACGAAACCCAACGGCGTGAAGATGCTGGTGTAGGTGAGTTTGACTTCTTGATGGGTGTGCCGATGGTGGTGTGAAGTCTTCTACGTTAATGCCCATTCTCACTTCACGCTCACAACACTGCGATACAAAGCGGTGTCCTATGAGAGCAATGCATAATCGATAAAGACCATAGATAACCAAGATTGCCGTCGTCGATAATCCCGCCGACGCTAGTGTTGAAAGATCCATTATAGTATAGCTCTAAAAACCCGCAATCGCCCAAGAAAAGAGAATCTTGGGGTAAGTAACTGGATTGTCCGCACAATAAAAGGTAATGCTTCCGCCGTTTGCGGACGAAGGATACTGCGTGATCAACCAACAATTCTCACTCGCCACTACATCACTACCCACATACCCAGACGCAAGTTGAAGTGTCGTAGAAAGACGAGATGTTGTCGTCAAGAGAGGGCTTACACCCGTAAGAGTTGCAGTATAAGTTTGAGGGCTTGTTCCAACGGGAGCCCAAGTGAGTGTGTTTGCTGGTGTTAATCCGCTCGGCAGAGATCCAGTAGGAGCTCCCAGATTCGTCCAGTGTGTCGCATCGGCAGCGGGAGCCGTAGCAGTAGGACCCACCGCCAGAATACATTTGTAAAGCACACCAAGATTGACGACTTGGTTGCCTACGATATACTGCGTGTATTGATTCCACTGGGCATAGGACATCTGGTTTATAATCAAGCAAGACAAGATTGACGGAAGAAGGAAGCAAGGGGTTGATGGAGAGTATGTCTTATGCTAAAAACCTACGTTTTTTTGGACTTTTTTGTCCTAATGCTGTTTTGAGAAAGTATCCTACAACCAAAAAAAGTTTGAAGAGCCCCTAGAAGAGTTTTGTGAATTGGGTAGTAGGACAAAAAACCCCAAAAATTTGTAGGTTTTTTAATGGGTTAAACTTATTTCAATGCTTATAACAATGCGACTTTTTTGGCTGTGCGTAGGGCTTTTAGGTGTTTATGCAGTCTCTTTACCTTCCCCTACGCAAACAACGCAAACGCAGACGAGAACCGCAACTTTGACTGCAACGAGGAGTGCGATTGCTACGCCTACACGGACAAGCTCGTGGAGCAGAACTGGACGTGGAACTGGGACAACGACAACGACAATGACCATAACACGCAGTAAGGCATTGAGTTTGACTCCAACGGCTACGGCTACGGCAACGGCTACGGCAACTCGATCAAGGACGAGGACTGCGATTGCGACTGCGACACGCAGTAGAGCATCAAGTTTGACGCCCACACTTTCAACAGCTTCGACGGCAACGCAGACGGGAACTGGAACTCTAACCCAGACACAGACGGGAACGGGAACTGGAACTCTAACCCAGACACAGACGGGAACGCAATCGGGAACTCTAACGGGAACAGAGTCGGGAACGGGATCGCGAGGACTCGTTCAGCAACAGCAACAGCAACAACAGACTACTGCATCCACTCCCCAAGAAGCTCCCCCTAACATCACCTACATTGCGATAGGTAGTGTTATGGGTTGTTTTGTCTTGATGACGATCATTGTCGTCGTGGTTCTTATCAATAATCGGTCAGCACGGAAACTCCATCATACTCCAACAGTGATGAGTGTAGTTCCTACCAAACCCAGCGATTTCACATCGACAGACAACCCTTCGTATTCTGCAAGGGTTCTGTTCCCACCCACCACATCCCGTCTTCCTCCACCTTTACCTCCTCCACCGCCGTATGAAGGACTCACTACTTTTACTGATTGAGAAGTCGTGCGTGGTGAGACGAAATGAGCCATTGGGGGTAATGTTTATAGACACATACCCACCGTCCTTGCTTTTTGAGATCACGGCAGTCATCTTTGGTCATCCCGATGTGCGTTTTGAGTAGGTATGATAGAGCGTGGAAGGAGGTAGCCATTGGATACACGACGATGTGGGTTGCTTCGTTGAGTAAGAGACGGGTTTTCTTGTAGTTGGTGAGGTAGTGAGACAAGCAAAGCATCGTTGTGTTTGTGTGGCGACCCATTGTAGCCAAGTCATCTATTAGTTTATGAACCACCTTTTCTGCAAGACCCGTGAAGGTGTCGTAGTCATCGAAGATCACACAGCAATCTTGGAACTCATCTAGTTCGGGGTAATCGTCAATGAGGGTTTGGATGTTGATACGTTTGGGCGGAGGGTTCATCTTGTCGAGCGTATTGTCTTCCTCCAACTTGGAGATGAGATAGACTTCGCGAGATGGGTGGAGTTTCTTATAAAGTTCGGCAACCCCTTTGGCGAAGTAGCTCTTGCCCGATCCAGATGCACCCGCAATGTAGAAGACCTCACGCTTCTTGGGATCGGGGGAAGGGAGAACACACAACTGCGAATCGTCGGGAAGATTGATGCTCTTGTCGGTGGTGTCGTCGTGGAGGATACGTTCGTAAAGAGCTTTGCCCAGTCCCGTCTCGCCAACCAATTGATCAGCATCCAATCCCTTGTGTCGTGCTTCGGCAAGACGATTCAAGAGCTTGACGCGATCAGCGGGTTTGACTTCACGGAGTTCGGTAGCATACTTCGATGCTTGGATCTCGCCTTTGGGACGGCGACCACCTTTCTTATCATCCTCGTGAAGGTAGAGGACACTTCCATCCTCCTCACCGCCTTTTACCACTGCGATCGGCTTCGCACCCTTATCCTTATCGAAGGAGAGCGACGGCATTTGGTTCTTATATGAGAAATTTTACAAAAAGTCATTCACGATTTCGTGATTCCATCGTAAAGGTGCTATTTTAGCCCACCTATCAAAAAAGCGAGAATACCGACCAACCTTTACTTTTTTACATACTTCTTGGCTGACGAGGAGAGGAACGAGGCGAGAATATCTTCCATCTTGGTCAGCAATCCAACTAGCTGTTTCATAGACGTGGTCTTCAAGGCAGAGTTGATGTATCCCAAGAGCGTGTGTTCCTTTGCTAAAAAGGGTTCCAGAGCAATGTTGCTCATCCGTGCTTTGAACTGGTCTATTTCCAAACGGATGTCGGCAAGAGAGCGAGGTTTGGTTTGGGTCTCGGTGAAGAGGGCAATGAGGGTCTTCACATCGCCGAGAATGTGGTAGATACGTCCAAGATCGTGGTTGAGAATCTCGCTCAACTCTTCCATCTTCTTGGTCTCGTGCTTGAACTTGGCGAGAGAGAACTCACGCTTCAAGACCTTGAAGTAGTTCCCCATATCCTTGTAGTAGAGTATGCTCTCCTTGATCTCATCTTCAAAGTTGATAGGGGTATAAAGTTTCTTGCCGTTAGGAAGGGATAAAAAATAGATCATTGCAAAGTCGGTGTATCGATTGTTTTGAATCCAGCCCACTACATCCACCTTGACCGAACCACGAGAAACGAAGGCGTCTTGGAGTGTATAGACCGATCCGTTTTGGAGAGTTTTCTTGCCCTCTATCGCCTCCTTCATTGTCCATCGAACGATGTGGGGTTTAATGGTGTTCTTGGCGATCACGAGTTCGGTAGGGGTAGGAGACGATTTCAAGATTGCAAGATACTCACGCTCTTCGGTCGGTGTGATCACTCCCGCTTTCCGTAGTTGAAGAACTTTGGAGCGAGACGTGTCGGCGTTGTAGTGTGCGACCACTCCGTTCTGGACTTTGGCTTTGCCTAGCACGTCCCATTCGGGCACGACACCCGCCTTGATATCGCCGACAAACACGTCCATCTTGGAAAGGCGTCGCACCATCTCACGAAAGAGCGAGGCAAGATGATCCAGAGATCCAGAAGCGTAATCATTGGCGTCGTAGTCGCCAGCATAGATTTGAGACCGAAGAGCTTGGGAACCTACGAGTTCTACGTTCTTGCCCTTCCCGTCCAACGACATACTATCCAGTATAGCGACTGCGTCTGCTGGATAGTTTGTGGGGTATTCTTTTTCAGCGTTCATTGTTATTATACGATGATATTATCAGCAAAGACGACGACGGAAGTTCTTACATAAGGATGCGAGAGACGAGGACGCATATACTCGAATACACTTGCCGTCCTTTGTTGGTCGCTCACTCTCGGGCATCGCATTGATTTTCTTGGCGAGTTCTACGAATCCTTCACGAGTCTTGGGGAGTTCTACACTTGCCTTCCCCTTACCACGAGTTTGAACATTGAATCCTTGCGTGTCCTTATCATAGACACCACGCACATTGGGAGCACCTTCTTGTATCGTAGGACCACCCGCATCCGTAGAAATATGGGCAACTTCGGGACCAGCTTGATCTTTTTGGTTGATTGGTTGTTCGGGAGGACCATCAATGCCTTCATCGTCCGCATATCCTACTTCGCGACCACCAGTCGGGTAGAAGTGTCCCGCATTCCTACCGAAAGCAGCACGCTCATCCACATCAAAGGTTCCTAGTCCGCTTTGACGTTGGATTTGGAGAGCAATCTGCGACTCACGTGTAGGAGCAAGAGCAGAGAACCGAGCGGACGACCGAGCATCTTGCTTTGCATACCGAAGTTGGGGATCAAGATCCATTTCAGCACGACCCGATCCACTCGTGCTTGCAAACTCACCCGACATCGGTCCCGAATCATTCTCATAGAACGCATCTCGGCTCTCTTTGATACCCTTCTGCAATTCCCCACGAGCATCACGCATAGACCGAGCAAACCCAAGTGTCTGGACGAGCGTCTTGGAGATTTGGAGTTTCTCGGCATCTGTGCGAGTGCCGAACTCGGTGGTTTGACGGATAAACTGACGGAGGTATTCGGCAGCCTTCTCCATCAGCGTGATGAGGGACAGAGCGGTCTCATACTTCGACGCAGCCACCGCATCGGGATCCTCGACTGTCGCCAGTAGTTTGGTTACAATACTATTCACAAGATCAAGGATATCGACAAGATCATAAGGTTCCAGCATTGGAGTAAGACGAAAGAGCAGACCCAGAGCCCTTGTTGTGTCTTGGTAAGTGAAGCGGGTCACGTCAGCCTCACCGCCTTCGATCGTATCATCGCCCACCAGCGAATCATTGACGTTTTGGAGGAGGAGGTAGAGTTCCGTCTTGGCTTGGGTGCCGACATTGGACGCTTCGCTCTCACGGATCTGCGACATACTCTCGGTTTGCTCGTTGGGAGCAGACACACTTCCACGAGGATCGGGTGTGAAGTTGCCTTGATTCGAGTTGATCGCATTGAACTGGGCAATACGATCCATAAGCCGTGCCTTTGCATACCCTTGTCCTTCGGCAGTGCGGAGAACGCCACCCGAGTAAGACCCGCCGTGCGTATGAGCACGATGGTGAGAGTAGGCGTGAGGCTCGGTGAAGTGGAACGGAGCATCGCCATACGATTGACGAGCCGAGTTGAGAGAGAACACACCACCCGTCTCATTTGCAAACTTCCGCTGACCTAGAACGGGCTGGGGCATTCCATAGTATCCATTGTGAGACGAGAACGCACGAGTGTTCATCATACGTGTAGAATGAACTTTTGCGTGAGCCATATAGTCTGCATCCCTCCGCTTCTGCTCGTGATACGACGCTTGAAAGTCGTCGCCACGTTCGAGAGGAGCGTGAGGGATTCCACGAGACGGGAGATACGCTTGCGGACTACCCATCTGGGAAAACGCTTGGGAGAAGACCGCTGGGAAGGTCACTTGCACGGCTGCGGATCCAAACGGCTTCTTGGTCGCAATCGCACCGATAGAATCAAATCCCCAAAATTGACCGCCAGACATTTTATAGTATCACCACATTAGATTTCATTTCATTTCATTTCATTTCACTTTCAATAAAGTCCGTGTGCCTTGACGTATTTGGATGCCTCGATCATCGAGCAACCCTTCTCCGCCATCACCTTCTTGACGATCTCGGCACGCTTACGACGACCATCGTTGGGACCAGCGGGAGCACGACGACCCTTGCCTTCTACTATCGGTTTTAGTTTTGGTATTCTTGGTGCTGGTGGTTTTAGTGTCTTTCTTACTTGCGTTGGTGGTTTCACACGCTCCATACGCTCATCATACTTCTTCTTCTCTGCTGCTGCCTCTGCCTCTCGTGCGGGTCGTTCCTTTTCACGCAGAGCCAGACCTTCCGCGATCTTCTTCGCATCTGCCTCCTTTTCAGCGGGAGTCATACGGCTACGAGCAGCCGCCACCGCATACCTCCGCTTGGCGGCAGCATCTTGTCGCTGTTTAGCAAACTTCAATTCGTCGCCCATACCCTCATACTGCCCCGAAAGGTAACCGCCACAATCACCCAATCCAACAATACCCTTCTTCTTCTTGGCGGCGGATGGATTACGCCGATCATAATCCGCTAACCTACGACGATCCTCTTCGGTAATGACTTTCGGCATACCGAGACGATCCCGTCCGCGACGAATGGTTTCCATTGTTTCTGCCTCGCTTTGACGATGCCGTTCCAGATCTGCGGGTGTAACGACTTGCGAACGGACTTGTTGAGGCTTATCAAAGATTCCAGCACCCTTCATCCAAGATGGCTTTATACTTCCTATATTAATCTCGCTTGACGGCGTCCTATCGGTTGTCGGCATATACGGTTTGAGGAGGTCGTTGTTTGACCGCTTCTTCGGTTTGAGTCCCATATCGGTTGTTGGTGGTTCATACCGACGGTTAGGATCGGGGAGTCTCATATCGGTTGGTGGGTGATCACGAATAAGATCAAACGTCCCAGATCCGCTCTTCGGGAAGTCGGTTGTGGTAGGAACTGACTCGGGAGTGGAATTGGGGTTCGGCATATCAGTTTCCTCCGCTACACTATGACCACTCTTCGCCGCCTCTGCAACACCCCGCTGGAAGAGATCGAAGAATCCACCTCCACGCACGGCAAGGAGATGCTTTCCAAGATGCCGACCCATCTCCTTCGCCTCTGCCGAATGCTTCTTGCTCTGTCCCGAACGAATAGCGGGACGACGAGCAGACTCACGAGCCATAATCTCCATCTCACGAGATCCGCCCTCACACTCCTCGTCGCTCTCGCTCTCGCTACCGCTATCGCTGTCGCTTCCGTGTCCAGCACCGACCATACGTTCCATCGCACCCCCACGAAACTGGGATAGTCCGCTGGACGGAATAGCACGTCCGCCACGATCTCCCATAATCATAGATCGGCGATCTCCGCCACGATCTCCCATAATCATAGATCGGCGATCTCCACCTTGTCCTTGATGTAATGGGTTCTCCACTATTTCTACTGCTGCGTGGGCTGCTTCGGCAAGTTCCTCTGCGGGGGCATCTGGAACGCCTTGTTGTTGTAGTCGGCGGACGATGTCTGCGTATGTCCCAATAGTTCCAAGAGCAGTGAATAGTCCCGCAGCTATGGCTGATGGTATTGATGGATGGGCTGGGTCGGCGTAGTATGCTGCTTGTCCAGCGAGAAAGCCGAACCCGCCAGCCGCCACCGTTGCGACGACTGGATGGATGAACCTACGCAATGTGTTTAATACCCCCATACCGCCACGCAAACGGCTGACGCCCATCGTGGGTGTGGCTCCACTACGACGAGGATTGGTGCGATTAGCTTGGATCTCTGCTGCCCGCTCACTCGCTAGTCCAAAGCGGACTGGCTGGGTAGGAGCAGCTCCTCCCGCATACCCACCACGACGAATAGGGTTCTCGCGAACACCTTGCTTCTCCAATGCACGCATATCTGCCTTTTGAAGAGCATATAACCGAGCCATCTTTATCATTAACAGCATAAAATAGTTCATATAAGACAATATACGATGGATCGCAAGGTGAAGATTCTGTTGAAAGGTGCTGGACTCCAAGAACTCCTTACTGGCGGAAGGATGATGGGAAAACAAGATCCACCTTTGACGGCAGAGGAGTTAGCCCAGCAAGAGGAGTATTACAAGCAACATCCCGAAGTGAAAGCAGCACGCGAAGCGAATGCCCAAAAAGCCCAAGCCGATGCAGCAGCCCGAGCCAAAGCCCTAACGGAAAAGACGAACGAGAGAAACGAACAAAGCCGACTTGCCCGAGAAGCATCCAACGAAGCATATTATCGATGGTTGTTGTCGCACGATAGGGATTGGTTGATTAAACACGATAAAGTAGATTTCACTATCACCGACCGAGATCCCGTATATCAACTCTATCGTCGTGAGAATGAACAGAAGGGATTGAGCGACGAAGCACTCTTCACCAGCGGACAGAAAGAGTTGGCGAAGATGAAGGAAAAACTCACAGAGTTGGAGAATAAAAAGCTAGATTACCGCGTAGAAAGAGCCTATAACTTACCTCCCAATGCTACCTTCAAAGATCTGGTGGCTGCGTATGAGAAGGCATTGAGCGTTGGTCTAACCCCTCAACAGAAATCTTATTCTGGACTACAAGCCCAATACCTTTCGTTAAAACAACAGATTTCCCAGTTAGAAACCAAGCTTCAAAACCCAGAGCAGAGAGCTGCGGAGTTTGAGAAGTTTAGGAAGACAACCAACGAAGCTGAATTGAAACGTCTAGGACTCAAAGAGGGTGCGACGGAAGAAGAAATCGCCCAAGCGAGGTTTGCGAAGGGTGAGAAAAATTGGGAAGACAGCGAGAAGTTCTATGCCCAGTTGAGGCGTGTAGATGAGTTTCGGGCGTTTGCTCGTGAAGAGGAGCAGAAGTATCTTGCAGAAGCCAATGAAGCAATGAAGCAGATTATAGATAAGGCACACGAGATACGAGACGGAGGTGGTGATCTTATTGATGTCGAACCTCTGCTTGTTATGGCGGACAAGTTGAAGTTTGGACGAGGAGTAATGGGTCAAGTCTTCCGTATCCAAGAACTAGCATTGAAGCGTGGAATGGAGTTTGAGGATTATGTGAAGGGCGTCAATGATGGAACGGTGACCAACGAAGAGACGGGCAAACCGCTGGAAAAGATTGTTCTCTGGGATGCGAATGCGGCGGCAGAAGAGGAGCACCAGAAACGTATGGCGGCAATTCCTACAAGCGAACGGATCGCTCACATTGCGATGAATCTTATCTACAAAGGTCTGGACTTTGCAGTGAATAAAGTCGATCAACTCGTTCCAGTGGCGGGAAAGATCCTAAAACGTGGATGGGAAGCGTTTGCTCCGTATGGTTCCGCCAATTTTCAAGCTGGGGATGTCGGCGAGCGGTTCAAGCGGTTTGGAACGGCACTCGCGAGTGACGCTGCTGGCGAAGTTTTGGAGCAAGGTAAGAAGTATGCGGGTGAGTTGGCTGGTCAAGCGGGAGCTGCCGCCAAGAAGATGCTCGGGTTCGGTAAAACACGTGCATCACGGCGGAAGGCGATGGAGAAGATGATGGATGATGAAGTCAAGCTACACGGCGGACAGACAAAGAAGCGTAATCAAAGAGCAGTAAGACGCTCACGAGGGATATGAACAATACGTTGCGGACGATTGATGCAATCAGCCCTCTCGCCACGCACAAAGTCATTCTCTTCACGGAAGGTGGCGAATAGATCCTTATCATACTTGATGTAGAACACGCCATCGGTATAACAAAAAACAAAGTAGTAGGTCTTCGTGGGATCATTGCAGAACTCTACCTTGTTCTTGCCGACCATTGCAGTCGCATAGCGAGTAGAGGGAATGTTGCGGGTCTTCAACTCGGCGTAGATGGTCTTGCTCTGGTTCGCATAATCCATTATCGAGTGTCCGCCCAGCAGAGTGAGGGGCTCACCGACAAGTGCAGAAATACGGGGGTGGAGTTTCTTCTCACTTCGAAGTCCAACTTCTAGATCCTCACGTTGCGTCCTCAACATCATTTATTCTTAACCACTCAAAAGAAATCGCCGAGATAATTACGCAGATGGAAAAATGTTAGGGCGACCCCTCCATTTTTCTTTTTGTTTTTTGTTGTTTTTTTACTGACTACCACTTGGCGACCATCTTCAACTGGACGACCAAGTCCTTCATCTGGTCGAGGATACGTTGCCGTGCGACGTTCTTCATCGCCTTGACCTTCCACTGCTCTTCACCGTCCTCTGCGATCCTCGCCTCATCCATCCTTGCGTTGTAGAGTTCGGCAACCGTAAGGATGGCTTGGCGGATGGTTTCGGGAGCGTTCTCAATCCGCTCTTCCTTCTGCTTCTTCGCATACTCCTCTGCCTTCTTCTCCTTCTCCTCTCGCCACGCGATCTGTTTCAGTCGATCCTCCTCCACCTTCGCGATCCACTCCAATCGATTCTTCTCCTTCTTCTTCGCTTCTGCCTCCTTCTGCTCGGGCGTCTTGGAGCATTCCTCGCACTTCTCGCCCTCGTTGATCACGTTGGAGTTGCATCCCTCTTCGGCACACTCGGGAAAGCAGTCGTCGTAGCTCACCTCGTCGTGGATATACATCCACACGTTCTCCTCTGCATCATCCTCGTCCCAGTCCTCATCGTCCTCCGCATCAAACTCGGCATCAGCATCCACATCGATGACGACTGCGGAGTCGTCCCAGCATCGACTCCCTTGCTCTGCGAGGTTATCCCAGAGTTCCTTGATAACGTTCTTGTCCTTGATTTCCTTACCTTCCCATCCATCCTTGCTGATCTTGGCTACGAAGTCCTTGTAGGTGAGAGTGTAGTTCTCGTAGTATCGCTTGATAGCACTGCGACGGAAATAGATCTTCTTGGTGGTCTTCTTGGCGGGTGCAGTCGTGTTGTTGATCTCGGTAGTGCTCATCTTGTTTGGTATGATAGGTTAATATCTTGCTATCCACACGATCCGTTTTTACCGATTAGAATTGGTTTGCGGGGTATGCTGTCGGTTTCCTAGCACCCGAACGGATCCGTTTTAGCGAATCGACAAAAACGGATCGACTTTACCCCTAGAAAGGTAAGAACAAGCCGACGACTACGACAACACGACAACAACAGAATGAGCACGAACAACAACGAGGAGATCATCAACACTATCACCAATCTGGATCTGGATCTGGTCTGCTGTGCTGGGTGCAACAAGAAGCAAAAGAGCGACGAGTTCGAGGAGGACATCAACGGCGATATGTGGTGTGCAGACTGCTATGCATCGTTGAAGGACAAGTTCAAGAAGTCTTACAAGTGCGACGCCGACACGGAAGACGACGACGATGGCTTCTGCGAGCGGTGTGGTGAGTATCACTGCGAGGAGGACACGGAGCACGGGAATCGGGAGCTCTGGGCGAGCAACATTGACGGCAAGAACATCTGTCGTCGGTGTGTGCGTGAGGAGGACGAGTTGGAGGACGAGGAGACGCGTTTGTGTGAGGAGTGTGGGAGGGAGTGGAACGTAGAGCAGATGGTAGAGACGGATGACCGCAAGTTCTATTGTCGCAAGTGCAAGAAGCGTGAGGATGAGGAGAAGACGATGGACAAGTAAGTAGAATAGAATAGAAAATCAATCAGTCAATCAATCAACCAGTCAATTTTTCAATGCAGAGAACACGGGTAGATAGGCACGTAATTCTAAACTCATTAACCTACATTTTTTTGGACTTTTTTGTCCTAATGCTGTTTTGAGAAAGTATCCTACGTCCAAAAAAATTTGAAGAGGGTCATAGAAGAGTTTGTCGAAATGAGGAGTAGGACAAAAAACCCCAAAAAAATGTAGGTTTTTAGTGTGGAGTAGTTTAACCTATGTCTATTTACGAGAAGCACTCATTATCTTCGGGGTGGTTGCAGATGGGCTTTCCGCAATCTAGGCAAGGTGCTTCCATTTCGTCCTTGCTATCGCTATCATCATACTCATCCACTATGACGGCATCAACCCAACTACCGTTGTATATGGGGATTGTCTTCTCAAAGAGATTCGACGGAATGTCGGTTCGAATCGTCATCATTCGTATGAAGCCGTTTGGTTCTATAATTTTAATGATCCGTGTGATTTTGAAACCCAACGCCCTCAACGCAGTTCGTAGGTTGTAGATGATTGGGTCTGGGTCTGGTTTAGGGTATTCCTTTCTGTATTGGTAGTGTATGTAGAGAAATCCAGAATCCAGTGTGCAACACGGCACAAGTGTGTGAAGGTCAATCCATAATTCTTTCTTGAAGTTGCTCATCTTGAAATGGCTCATCTTTGTTTGCTGTATTTGGTATGATAGGTCAGTATCTTGCTATCCCCCCGATCCGTTTTTGCGGATTCGTTTCAGCCCGTCCTTGTTTCGTGCTTCTTGGTCTTGCAATGTTCGGTGTAGGCTGATTTGGTGGTGCTGTGGAACCCGCACGGCTCACAATGGAAGCCCGTCTCGATCTCACCCGTCTTCTTGCGATGCTTGGTGCTGTCCAGATGGTTATCCCATTCCGTCCGTGTTCGACAACGGATCTTGCACGCCTCGCAATACTTCTCGTCTTTGAGTTCGCCCGTATTGGTGCGATGTTTGAGTGTGAGACGATGGGCTTCTAGTTTGGAGTTGTTCTCGCAGAAGATCTTGCATTCGGGGCAGTGGTGTTTCCGCCTACGATGTTCCACGCTTTCGAGATGCTGACGCCACACGGAGTCCGCACATTCTAGGGTGATATTGCAGAGTTCGCACGTGTGAGGTTTGGGGATACGTGCAAGGCGATCATACTCGCGACGTTCTTCCTCTGCTTTGAGTTTGGCTTCGGCTTTTCGGGCTTTTTCTTCCTCATACCACTCTTGAAACTTGCGGTCTCGTTCATCGCTCTTACGTTCGTGATCACAAAGGTCGCAGTTGATCCAGCGTTGGACGGCATCGGCGAACTCGGGGACTTCCTTGCCTTCTTCATCCATCGTATCCGTTCCCATCTCTGCCCAGTGTGCCTTGACCCGTTCCAGAGCTTCTTCGGCAGTATCCAGATGATTGTGATTCTTGTAGTGGAAGGACGGCGAGGTTGAGGATTCTTTGTGGCGACTCCCCATTGTATCTTATGGTAGAGTTTCTTTCTAACCCATTAACCTACAAATTTCTGTATCCGTTTTTCCTTCCCCAATAGTTTAAACTTATCCTCTCCTACCATAGTAATGGACTCGATTGCAAGTGAGGCTGAACATATGCTTTTGGAATGGATCGTTCGCCACCTCGATCGTCCCGAACAGAAGAACATCCACAATGGGGAAGATGTTCTTCGATCCTTGTCTATGGATGCAGAGGAGGAGGTCAAAGACCGAGTGTGGGAACTTATCAAGCGAGAACTCAATTATCGCTGGATCGTAGATAAAGTCAAGGACGAGGTCGCGAACCAGCCCGAGACGGACAATGAGGAGGAGAACGAGGAGGACGAGGACGAGGAGATGGAAAAAGAGAGCGACGTAGATGACTGATGAGATCTGGTTCGCAAACCAGCAAAAACGGATCGGCTTTGGGGCTGGATAGGAGAAAGTAAGCCGAACCTATTAATCCAACGCCAGAATGAGCACGACAACAATGAACGTAGTGTTTGCCGAGTTGAAGCGAGTGTTTGAGGACAAGGTCTATCGTAAGGCGATGTGCGATAAGATTTTGAAGAGTCGTGGATGCAGTTATCACACACAAACAATAAAACATACGACAAGACGCTGGTGGGAGTGCCCTTCACAGCACGGAGGATGTTCTTTCTCGTCCGCTGTCCATAACGTATTCGGTCGGTATGATTGTGCCCACTACGACGACTGGCTAACCAAATTATACGGCAGTCTTATGCAGTGTAAGAGTGGGATTGAAGTTCTCCATCTGCGACCACACGCAAAAGGAACGACTTATTCTAGACAGTGTAGTTTGACTATTCCAGATCTCAAAAAGCACTGCGGTATGAATGGTATCAAACCGAAAGGAAAATGGAAGAAGATTGACTACCTTACGGCACTTATGAAGGTTTGAGAGAGTTCTACGTTCTACGTTTTACGTTTGACGTAGATGTGGATGTTGATCTCCTTCACATCTGCAACCTTATCCTTCTCCAATTTTTCTTTGATTGCGACCGCCGTCTTCACTGCCTCCTTCACCATAATCTCTTCCTCTGTATCGGGCGGACCTTTCGAGCGGGTCTTGGGCGGCGGTTTGCGGGGCATCGTCTTTTATGTAGGGGTTGTAGATGAAAACCCGAGATAAAAATGGATACTTTCCAGTTAAAGAAATCTAACCTATCAATAAACAATGCCGTTCAAGGAGTCTGGGTCATACAAGAAGTATTACGAGGAGCACAAGGACGAGTTGAAGGCGAAGATGCGTCAGCGGGATGCAGAGCGTCGCCAGAAGATCAAGGCGGAGTGTGAGACGGATCCCGCTGTCCTAGAACGTGAGCGTGAGCGGATGAGGTCAAAGTATCACACGAACGTGCATAACAAGGTGAAGAAGATACTGACGGAGATGTCGCAGTCGCCGAACATCGCCGAGCCAGTCAAGACTATCTGTCGCAACTTTCTAGCAAACAATACGTTTGCGGGACTCACGGTGAAGTGGTGTGAAGATCTCAAAAAGGTGTCGTGGGTAGAGAATAAAGATGCCGAGAAAGAGTGTAAGCGTGAGCTTGACTTCACCGACCTCTTCACCAGCGACGCCGACGCCGATGACGAAGGATCAGCCTCCAACGACGATTGAGGAACCCAAGAAGGCAAAGGTGAAGTTGCCGAAACCCCAGCCAACGTTCGAGGTCAAGCAAGGTCCCATTCTTGTCTCGTTTCAGTAATAAAGGGATGAATGGATACTCCACTTCGCTTAATTACCAGCCCGAGATCCTCGCCAAGATCAATTTTTTGATTGCAGAAATCAAGCGTATTCGCGAGGAGCTGGAAGCCCTCAAACTCGTCGTCGTCCT